TTGATGGCTGCAGTTGCCAACAACCCTGAGTTTGCAAAGAAGACAGGCATTCCACAATCCGTGGGTAAAGAGTTTCAACGCGAGGATAAGAAGATGGCAAATTGCCCGTCCAAGAAAATGAAGAAAGGCGGTATGGCTAAGATGATGGGGGGTGGCATGATGTCTGGCCGCTCCCAGCGGCGTCGGGACGCCATGCGCGACGAAGAGCGTCGTATGGACAAGATGCCCATGATGAAGGAAGGGGGCATGACCATGGTCAAGAAGGGCGGCAAGATGGTCCCCGACTTCGCTGCTGACGGCAAAGGCAAAATGGCCTACGGTGGCAAAGTAAAAGCCATGAAGAAAGGCGGCAAGGTTCGCGGCTGCGGCATGGCTAAGAAAGGGCGTCCGCCCCGCGAAGATGATGTAATGCGCTGCTACTACAAGAAAGGCGGAACGGTGAAGGACGATTGCTACCGCAAGGTGAAGCGGCAGTATAAGGTCTTCCCGTCCGCCTACGCGTCGGGCGCCATCGCCAAGTGCCGGAAGAAGAAAGCTCGTGGCGGTTCGTAAGACTAAGAAGGGCGCCGCCCTCAAGCGCTGGTTCAAAGAGGACTGGAAGGATGTCCGAACCGGTAAAGAGTGCGGTCGCCAAAAGGGCGAGAAGCGCGGGACTCCGTACTGCCGCCCGACCAAACGCGTGTCGTCAAAGACGCCCAAAAACGGCCTCTGAGATGACGGCTGCTGAGAAGAAGAGCAGGGTGTCGCAGAAGAAGAAGTCTCGGCCAGCCAGCAGGCAAACCCCGCCGTGTGAAGCCTCTGCAGAGGAAGAAGTAATGGCAAGGCGTCCGACGAGTGCACGAGGGTCAGCAATCGCTAGCGGGTATAAAGACCCGAAAGAGTGCCCTATTGCCACGACGGACGTGCATGTCAACCTCAAGAACCGGAACCACGCCATTGAAGAGTATGGCTATGGCCCGATGAACCCTGAGGAGCCCAACGAGAAGTTCTGGAAACGCCTCGGCAAGCTGTGGGACATCACCCCGGAAGAGGCTCAGAAGTCCCGTTGCGGTAACTGCGCTGCCTTTATTCAGACGCCGAAGATGATGGCCTGTGTCAATGGCGGTATGGCAGGCGACGAAGAGTTTGAGATGGCGGACGCTGAGTCCGTATCTGAGGCAGCTAACCTAGGGTACTGCCAACTATTTCACTTCAAGTGCGCAGGCTCTCGTACCTGTGATGCTTGGCTGGTCGGAGGCCCCGTAACCTGATGGCTACTTCAGGCACCACAGCGTTCAACATGGACTTCACGGAGATTCGCCGAGGAAGCATGGGAGCGTGCCGGACGGGAAATGCGCTCTGGCTACGACCTGCGTACTGCTCGTCGCTCCATGAACCTCATGACCATCGAATGGCAGAACCGGGGGGATCAACCTCTGGACCATCGACGAGGGCACCGTATCTTTGGTTAACGGCACGGCCCAGTACACCCTGCCTACTGACACCGTTGACCTGCTAGAACAAGTTATCCGTACGGGCTCGGGCTCGACGCAGCAGGACCTGACCATCAACCGGATCAGCGTCAGCACCTACGCCTCTATCCCTAACAAGACGACAACCGGGCGACCCATTCAGTTCTGGATCGAACGCCTTGTGGATGCGCCCAGGATCAACGTCTGGCCCGTGCCGGACAGCAATGACTACACCTTCAAGTATTGGCGGATGCGTCGCATCGAGGATGCTGGGGCCGGTGTACAGACCGCAGATATGCCCTTTCGGTTCCTCCCCTGCTTGGTGGCAGGGCTTGCGTACCATATCGCTATGAAGGTGCCGGAGCTGGCGCAGCGCATCCCCATGCTGAAAGCGACCTACGAGGAAGAATTTGACCGGGCAGCGAGCGAAGACCGGGTGAAGACCAACGCCCGCTTTGTGCCGCGCATAGGACGCATCTGATGAGTAATCGGTTCGCTTCTAGCCAGCGAGCCCTTGGTATCTGCGATGTCTGCGGGTTCCAGTACAAGCTGCGTGAGCTACGGAACGTCTTCGTCAAGCGCCGTGATACGAACATTAAGGCCTGTCCTGAGTGCTGGGACCCCGATCATCCGCAGTTGCAGTTGGGTGAGTACCCGGTGGATGACCCGCAGGCGATCCGAAATCCACGCCCTGACAGTCCAGAATACGCGCAGAGTCGTGCTAACATCATCCCAGTGCTTTTCCGTACCTTGTGCGGGGTTTGTGGGCACAGTGACCGTAACGATCACTTAGGAGTAGGACATGAAGGTCAAAGACACTGGCAAGACCAAGAAAGTGCCGAACCCGAAGCTCAACCAGCCGATCAAGATGAAAACGTCTGGGATCAAGATTCGTGGCACCGGTGCGGCTACCACGAGGCACCGTGGGTCGGGGGCCGATGGCGTAAGCCATGAACTACGTAGAGCTGACAACGAACATAGAAGACATCTGTGAAACGTCGTTCACGGCGGATCAGTTGGCTATGTTCACGCAGCAGGCCGAGCAGAAGATTTACAACACTGTTCAGATTCCTGCCCCTGCGTCGTAACGTGACGAGTGCCTTCACGTCGGGTAATCAGTACCTCGCTACGCCCTCGGACTTCTTGTACGTCTACAGCGTGGCCGTGGAAGACGGCAGCGGGAACTACATTTTCCTGCTCAACAAGGACGTGAACTTCATCCGCGAGGCCTATCCCAATGCGTCGTCTACGGGTCTGCCCAAGCACTATGCCAACTTTGATGATGACTTCTTTATCGTAGGCCCGACGCCCGACAGCACCTATACGGTTGAGCTGCACTACGGCTACTACCCCGAATCCATTGTGACTGCCGGGACGACATGGCTAGGTGATGAGTTTGATTCGGCATTGCTTAACGGCGCGCTGGTAGAAGCCATTCGCTTTATGAAGGGCGAGCCGGATATTATTCAGAACTACGAGAAGCTGTATGTTCAGTCCATTGGTCTCCTGAAGATGCTTGGGGATGGTAAGCTGCGTGAAGATACTTACCGTTCTGGGCAATATAGGATGCCGGTGAGCTAATGTTTAAGGTTGATGTTTCGGTTTCCCCGGAGCCGATTGTCGCGGTTCACACGACCGATAACCGGGGTTTCACGCCAGAGGAAGTTGCTGCGCGTTGCGTCGATAAGTTAATGAGTGTGTCCGACACGGCCCACCCGCTGATCAAAGATCAAGCTCGGGCCTTCAAGAAAGACATGGAGATGGTTGTTGCGCACTATATGCGTGAGGTCATCGCAAGTGATCGGACCACTATTTACAATGCCTTGGTTGAGGCAGGGCACCCCGCCCTTGCGGGTGTTATAAGGAGACTTTGAGATGGCAATTACGCAGGCTATGGCTACCTCGTTCAAGCAAGAGCTGCTGACGGGTACGCACGACTTCACCAACAGCACTGGCGATACCTTCAAGATCGCTTTGTTCACCAGCTCAGCTACCCTTGGGGCGTCTACGACTGCCTACAGCACCTCCAACGAGGTCTCGGGTTCGGGCTACACGGCTGGTGGCAACACGTTGACGAACGTCACTCCGTCCACTTCCGGCACGACGGCTTTCACGGACTTTGCTGATACGACGTGGAGTTCTGCGACTATTACGGCTCGCGGCGCGTTGATCTACAACAGCACGGACTCCGACAAAGCTGTGGTGGTGCTGGACTTCGGTTCGGACAAAACGTCTACCAACGGCGATTTCACCATCCAGTTCCCGACCGCTGACGCTTCCAACGCTATCATTCGCATCGCCTAGGCATGTAGATGGCGTTAATCACCGGTTGGGGTCGTCAGACCTGGGGTGAGGGTCCGTGGGGCGAAGCTGCCCCCGTCGTTGTCTCAGGCCTCGCGGCCACTGGAGCTGTAGGTACGGTAACGGTCGTTGCTGAAGCGGTCGTATTGCCTACGGGTGTCTCCGGTTCCGGTGAAGTTGGCACGGTTGTTGTCGCTGCTGATGCAAATGTACCCACCACTGGACTCTTTGCTACCGGCGCGGTTGGCACGGTCTCTGTTGTTGCCGAGGCGGTTGTCGATGTCACCGGCAATGAGGGTACGGGCGCTGTTGGCACCGTGGTTGTTGCAGCAGGTGCGGATGTTCCCACGGCAGGCATCGCGGCTACGGGGTCGGTTGGCTCTGTAACTATTGTTGCAGAAGCTGTTGTACTTCCAACAGGCGTCGCAGGTACGGGGCAGGTCGGTGATGCGGTTGTTACTGCGGATGCCAACGTCCCGACTTCTGGACTATCTGTAACGACTTCTGTTGGTACCGTCACTGTTACCGCCGGCGCGGTGCCGATTATTCAGACCTCCCCCATTACCTCTTCTCTCGGCTTAGGGAGAAGAAAAATTCGAGTCCCCATCGTCTAGCCAGGTCCAGGACATCGGCCTTTCACGCCGACAACACCGGTTCAAATCCGGTTGGGGACGCCAATATTCTCAAAATAAGAACTCACCTTTTTATTCGGTGAGCCTCTTTTTGTTGCGTGAAAGGATGGCTTTTCTCGTCCCGGCAACGTCACGATTTATTGGGATTGGGGGCGCCAATAAATTAAGAACTTAGGTTTACTGCCTAAGTCCTTGTTGTTATTTTGTGGGAAATTGTGCGGAGATTACAACTGCGGTTGGCTCTGTTAAT